CTATCTACTTCCCAGCGTGGTTTCTAGGTAAATACCCTACAAAAAAGGTACTGATGGTGTCGCATACCACAGACCTAGCGGTGGACTTTGGACGGAAAGTGAGGAACTTAATTGACCTACCTGCATATAAACAGATCTTCCCAACAGTCAATCTGGCGGCAGATAATAAGTCTGCTGGGCGCTGGAATACTAACGTTGGCGGCGAGTATTACGCTTGCGGTGTGGGTAGTGCTCTTGCTGGTCGTGGAGCCGATCTACTCTTGGTTGACGATCCACATAACGAACAAGATATTATCAACGGGAACTTTGACGTATTTGAGAAAGCCTATGAGTGGTTTACTTACGGTGCTCGTACTCGTCTTATGCCTGGCGGTCGTGTGGCAATTATTCAAACTCGTTGGCATCAGGATGATTTAACGGGTCGAGTGATCCGAGACATGGTCCAGAATGAAGAGGCTGACCAGTACGAAAAGGTTGAGTTTCCAGCAATATTTAATGAAAATAGCGCAGAAGAAGCTGCTCTTTGGCCCCAGCAGTACACCCTTGAAGCCCTGCGAAGAACTAAAGCTTCCATGCCTGTGTTCCAGTGGAACGCCCAGTATCAACAAAACCCGACGGCTGAAGAAGCCTCTGTAGTTAAACGGGAGTGGTGGAATATATGGAAAAACGAGACTCCACCTGTTTGTGAGTACGTCATCATGACCCTTGACGCTGCAGCAGAAACCCACAATCGAGCAGACTTTACAGCGCTTACTACGTGGGGAGTATTCCTTAACGAGGAGACAGATGCGTACAACATCATCTTGTTAAACAGTATTAAGAGGCGGATGGAGTTCCCAGAATTAAAAGAAATGTCTTATACAGAGTGGAACGAATGGCAGCCTGATGCGTTTATCGTAGAAAAGAAATCTGCTGGAACTGCACTTTATCAAGAACTTAGACGTACTGGCATGCCTGTCATGGAGTACACTCCGCATAGAGGATCGGGAGATAAACTGGCACGATTAAATAGTGTGGCAGATATTGTAAGATCAGGACTTTGCTGGGTCCCAGAGACAAGATGGGCTGAAGAAGTCGTAGAAGAGATTGCAGGATTTCCATTTATGAGTCATGATGACCTTGTTGACTCAACAGTGATGGCACTCATGCGGTTTAGACAGGGTGGATTTATTAGATTACCGTCGGATGAACCCGATGAAATTAAATTGTTCAAGAGTAGAAGAACAAAAGGATATTACTAAGGATAAATTATGGCTATTGACAAGGCTCTTTACGCAGCCCCGCAGGGCATCGAAGAATTAGCTGCACAGGAATCACCGATTGAGATTGAAATTGAGGATCCTGAGTCAGTAACTATCGGTATGGATGGCTTAGAAGTCACCATTGAGCCAGGAAAAGAAAGCGAAGAGACAGGATTTAACGAAAATCTTGCCGAAGTTTTGTCAGATAGCGTCTTAGAAGAGATTTGTGGTGACTTAGTTGGTGATTTTGACTCCGATATTGCCTCTCGTAAGGACTGGATACAGACTTATGTAGATGGTTTAGAGCTTTTAGGACTAAAAATTGAAGAAAGAAGTGAGCCTTGGGACGGTGCATGTGGTGTTTATCACCCACTATTGAGTGAAGCACTCGTTAAATTCCAAGCTGAGACCATGATGTCTATTTTCCCAGCACAAGGTCCAGTAAAAAATTTAGTGATTGGTAAGGAAACACCAGATAAGAAGAAGTCTGCTGAGCGTGTTCAGCAAGATATGAACTATCAGTTGACTGAAACGATGCCTGAGTACCGTCCTGAGACCGAGCGCATGCTCTGGGGCTTGGGTTTAGCAGGTAATGCGTTCAAAAAAGTCTATTTTGACCCGAATTTAGACCGTCAAGTAGCTATGTTTGTACCAGCAGAGGACATTGTTGTGCCATATGGTGCATCTGACTTAGCTTCTTCCCCACGTGTAACCCACGTAATGCGTAAAACAGAGAACGAGCTGCGTAAGCTGCAAGTTTCTGGCTTTTATCGTGACATTGACCTAGGCGAACCTAGTACTGCGCTTGATGAAGTAGAGAAAAAGATTGCAGACAACCTAGGATTCAAAGCAAGTACTGATGATCGCTACAAATTATTAGAAATGCACGTTAACTTGGATATTCCAGGATACGAGCACAAAGACGAGGACGGCGAACCTACAGGTATTGCACTTCCATACGTTGTAACTATTGAGAAAGGGACTTCAAATGTTCTTTCTATTAGACGAAATTGGGATCCGAACGATCAAACTTGTACGAAACGTCAGCACTTTGTGCACTACGGGTATATTCCAGGTTTTGGTTTCTACTACTTTGGTCTTATCCATCTTATCGGTGCTTATGCTAAATCTGGTACTTCCATTATTCGCCAACTCGTTGACGCAGGTACCCTTAGCAACTTGCCAGGTGGCTTTAAGACCCGTGGCTTGCGAGTCAAAGGCGACGACACACCGATAGCCCCAGGCGAATGGCGTGACGTAGACGTACCTAGTGGTGCAATGCGTGACAACATCATGCCGCTTCCATATAAAGAGCCTAGCCAAGTATTGGCACAGCTTATGGACAAGATTGTCGAAGAAGGTCGCAGATTCGCTAACACTGCAGACTTGCAGTTAAGTGATATGAGCGCTCAAGCTCCTGTTGGAACTACATTGGCGATTTTAGAGCGTACGCTTAAAGTAATGAGCGCAGTTCAAGCACGTGTTCACTACTCTCTTAAGCAAGAGTTAAAGCTTTTAAAGAAGATTATTGCTGAATACACCCCAGAGGAGTATCCATACGACCCAGTTGAAGGTGATAGATACGCTAAGAAGTCTGACTATGACAACGTAGACGTTATTCCTGTTAGCGACCCTAATGCCTCAACAATGGCGCAGAAGATTGTTCAGTATCAGGCAGTAATGCAGTTAGCTCAGCAGTCTCCAGGTATGTTTAACATGCCGTTGCTATATCGCCAGATGATGGACGTGCTTGGTATTAAAGAAGCAGCTAAGTTAGTTCCGCTTCCAGAAGATCAGAAACCTAAAGACCCTGTGACTGAGAACCAAGACGCATTGATGCTTAAACCAATGAAGGCATTCGCCTATCAGGACCACAAAGCACATATCGCTGTACACAGCTCAGCTATGCAGGATCCGATGATTCAACAGTTATTGGCACAGAACCCACAAGCGCAGGTAATGCAAGCTGCTATGCAAGCGCATATTGCCGAGCACTTAGGCTTTCAGTATCGTATTGAGATTGAGCAACGTCTTGGTATGGCTCTTCCTCCTCAGACTGATGAGTCAGGTGAGACTAATCCTATGGATCCAGCTCTTGAAGCTAAACTTGCACCGCTATTGGCACAAGCTGCCCAGCAGGTTCTCCAGCAGAACCAAGCGCAAATGGCTAAGCAACAAGCTGCCCAGCAAGCCCAAGATCCAATGCTCCAGTTGCAACAACGTGAGGTTGCTATTAAAGAACGTGCACAACAAGCTAAGGAACATAAAGACTTGGCTGATGCAATGCTCAAGAAGAAACAACTTGATATTGATGCACTCAAGGCTGCAGCTTCTATAAGCACTCAGAAACAAGATGCTGAGCGTAAAGATAAGATTGACGCTGCTAAAGCACTAGCTGATTTAGATCGTACTAAACAAGAAGCACAACATAGTAAAGGTGAAGCCCTTCTTAATGCTGGACTAGACATTTTGAAAGAGCAACACAGACCTAAATCTCAACCAAAACCATCCAAAGGAGAATAATTGGACTATTTAGACTATTTGTTAAAGGAATACATCGACAGAATGGAGTTCCTAAAGGGCGGACTAGCTCAAGGCAATATTGCAACAATAGAAGAGTACAGATACGTATGTGGACAGATTCGAGGTCTTGAGTCTGCATGCGGAACAATAGAAGACCTCAAAAAACGGATGGAGAACTCGGACAATGAGTGAACTAAATCTTAGTCAAGCGGTGGACCTTGCCGCTGTATTAAACAAAGAAGCAGAAGACAGAGCCAAACAACTTCCAATCCCACAAGGATATAGGATTTTGTGCGCTATTCCAGAACAGGAAAAAGAATTTCAAGGTGGTATTTTAAAACCTGAAGAATTAATAAGACATGATGAACTCTTAACAACTGTGCTTTTTGTGGTTGATATGGGTCCAGATTGCTACAAAGACCCTGAGCGTTATCCGACAGGACCTTGGTGTAAAAAGGGCGATTTTGTCCTAGTTAGACCAAATGCTGGCACTAGATTGGTTATTCACGATCGAGAGTTCCGTATTATCAATGACGATTCCGTAGAGGCAGTAGTAGAAGATCCTCGTGGAATTAAACGTAAATTCATTTAAGGAGGCTGGACATGGCTGACAATGACTACAAATTTCCTGATGAAGAAGATCAGGGTAAACCCTTAGATCAGATTGAGGCAGAAGAAAAACAAGCTGCTGAACCTGATTTAGAAATTGAGATTGAAGACGATACCCCCGAAGATGATAGGGGTCGTGTTGCTTCTAATCCTGAGAATGTTAAAAAGCTTGAAGTTGAGGTTGATGACTTAGACAAATACAGTCGTGAAGCTAAAGACAAAATTATTCGCATGAAAAAAGTGTGGAATGATGAACGTCGTGAAAAAGAAGCTGCTAAACGAGAGCAACAGGCTGCTATTGATGCTGCTCAACGTTTGTTAGAAGAAAATCGCCGAATCAAGCAATTACTTAGCTCTGGTGAGAAAGATTACAAAGAAGCAGTAGAAAGTGCTGCTGATGCTAAACTCCAAGCCGCTAAGAGAGATTACAAGTTAGCATATGAAGCAGGTGACTCTGAGCAACTGTTAGAAGCTCAAGAAAAGATCACAAATGCTACACTTGCGTTAGAAAAAGCAAAAAACTTTAAGTT